AATGAGCAGGGTACAGGCAAGACTGCGTCTGCTATCTGGGCGGCTGACTTCCTAATGAAGCAAGGCAAGATCAACCGTGTGCTTGTTATCTGCCCCCTATCTATTATGGATTCGGCGTGGAGAGCAGACCTGTTCAGCTTCGCCATGCACCGCACAGTCGATGTGGCCTACGGTGCAAAAGAAAAGCGCAAGAAGATAATTAACAACGGTTCTGACTTCGTTATCATTAACTACGATGGTGTCGAGATCGTTTCGGAAGACATCGCAAAGGGTGGGTTTGACCTGATTATTGTAGATGAGGCGACACACTACAAGAACCCACAGACTAAGCGGTGGAAGACCCTGTATAAGTTGTTAGGCCCCAACACGTGGTTGTGGATGATGACGGGTACCCCTGCGGCGCAGTCTCCGCTCGACGCCTACGGATTAGCTAAGTTAGCTAACCCCAATTCTGTACCACGTTTCTTTGGATCGTTCCGCGACCAAGTGATGGTTAAGCTCACGCAATTCAAATGGATACCAAAAGAAACTGCCACTGATACGGTGTACAAGGCACTGCAACCTGCGATCAGATTTACCAAAGATGAGTGCCTAGACCTGCCGCCCATGGTGTACGTCACACGGGAAGTAGAATTAACACGGCAACAGCAGAAGTATTACAAGCTACTGAAAGAACGTATGGTGATGCAAGCGGCAGGGGAGGAGATCACGGCGGCTAACGCGGCAGTCAACATGAACAAACTCCTGCAAATCTCTTCTGGTGCAGTCTATACCGATGATGGTCACACACTAGAGTTTGACATCAAACACCGATACAAAGTTCTGCGTGAGGTTATCGACGAGAGTTCCAAGAAGGTGCTCGTGTTCGTACCGTTCCGACACACTATTGATATACTGACAGGTAAGTTGCGCGACGAGGGTATAACCACTGAGGTCATACGTGGGGATGTCCCTGCGACGAAACGTACTGAGATATTCCACAGATTCCAAACTACCGACAACCCTCGGGTGCTGGTGATCCAACCTCAATCAGCGGCACATGGTGTCACGTTGACTGCGGCGAACACGGTGGTTTGGTGGGGGCCAACAAGCTCACTTGAAACATACGCGCAAGCTAATGCTCGTGTTCATAGATCAGGACAAGATTCTAAATGCACCATCGTACAGCTCCAAGGTTCCCCCGTAGAGAAACGTGTTTACGCATTGTTAGATAACAGACTAGACGTACACACAAAAATGATTGACCTTTACAAAGAAATACTTGACTAAGGTACAATACGCCACTATAGTGGACTTCCCAACATGTGTTGGAGCGACTACAGGAGAATAAAATGAGCGACGATAAAGGGTTAGCAGAAAAGCTAACAAGGGTGTATTTGAAGATCAGGAATAAGAAAGCCGATGTATCGGCTGAGTTCAAAAAGCAAGACGACGAGCTTACTAGGCAACTAGATAAGGTCAAAGGCGCACTACTCGACTACTGCAAAGAGCAGGGAGTGGAGAGTGTAAAGACTTCAGAAGGTCTGTTTTACCGTTCTGTAAAAACACGTTACTGGACAAGCGACTGGGAATCCATGCACAAGTTTATTCTTGAGCACGATGTACCTGAGTTTTTCGAGAAGCGTTTGAACCAGACATGTGTACGGCAGTTTCTTGAAGAGAACCCCGATACGGTGCCCAAGGGATTAAACACCGATTCGGAATACGTCATATCTGTGAGGAAAAAATCATGACAGGACCATTCGTGCCAATAGAAGAATTGGCTAAACATTTTTCGGTATCGGTATCAACCATTAGAGCATGGGTGCGTCAGGGTAACATCCCCAAAGACACCTATATTAAGGTAGGTAACACCTACCGTTTTTGTGTTGGAGACGTGTCAAAAGCACTGACTGCACAAGAAGAAGCCAAGAAGATCAGCACATCTGCTGCTGTGTCCCCTGTCGGTATTGGTAGTCTAGGCTCCGTAAACTTTACGGAACATGATCCAGTAACCGTCGATTTAGATGAAGATATGTAAGGAGAATATGATGTCAGACGTTACCTTGTTTGGAAACAATGCGCTCGCCACCAGTGACCTATATAAGTCGCTCCAAGGTGTTAATGATAACTTGTTAAGTGGTTCTGGTGGTGGAGAAAAACGCCGCCGTATTAGCCTCAACGGTGGCAAGTTCCGTGAATTTGTTGGCGGTGAGCAAGTGTCCGTAAGTAAAGAAGACAGTATGAATATAGTTATTGTCAACGCGGCACCGATCTCTCGTACCTACTACGAAGGTGTGTACGACCCACAGAACCCTGCCCCACCTAAGTGTTGGTCAGCAGATACCCAAGCTCCAGCACCAGAAGTAGAAGCGGGGAACCGCCAAGCTACCCGCTGTATGGACTGCCCACAGAACGTCAAAGGTTCTGGGCAAGGTGAGAGCCGCGCATGTCGTTTTGCTCAGCGTCTTGCTGTTGCGTTAGAGGGTGATCTTACTAAGGTTTACCAACTTCAGTTACCCGCGACCTCTGTTTTTGGTGACACAAAGGATGGTAAGATGCCGATGCAAGCCTACGCACGGTTCTTACAGGCACACAATACTCCTGCCGTAGCTATCGTTACTAATATGCGTTTCGATGAAAACAGTAGTACCCCTAAACTGTTCTTCAAGGCTGTGCGTCCTCTCAACGAGGATGAACTAGAAGCCGTAGTTGAACTCAAAGATGCTCCTGATACTTTGAAGGCTATTACATTAACAGTTGCACAGACAGATGGTACGGATAAGAAACCCGTAGCAAAAATAAGTGCCCCTAAAAAAGCAGAGCCGCAACCACTGTTCGCAGAAGAAAGTGACACCACTCCCGTAGAGGAACCCACCAAAGTAGTAACAAAGAAGGCCGCATCTGTGCCTGATGAAGACAACGACTTGGGGGCGATTATCGACAACTGGGACGACGAGTAACACCCAACACGATAATTTATCACTGCGGATAGGTTTAACCGAAGAGGGTGTACCGACACCCCTGCCGCAGTGTCTTTCGGTATTGGGTGGTGGAAATGGAAACGACAACTTTTCTAAAAAAGACGTTGGGGAGTGAGGGTTCCTTCTGTGTCTTTGCGTTTCGTCAGACCGACGAACGTAGGGTGCAGAAATTCTATACCTCTATCGACGCAGTAGTTGATGCAGCACGTAACTTAGATGGCGAAGGTTACGATGTTTATTTTGCATTAGGTACTTTGAACGAAGCCGGAAACCGTAGAGTAGATAACGTAAAACAACTCAGGGCGTTCTTCCTTGATTTAGATTGCGGGGCTAGTAAAGACTTCGTGTCACAGCACGCGGCGATTAAGGCACTACGAGCTTTCTGTATTACGCTGAAACTTCCGAAGCCGACTATGGTTAACTCGGGGCGCGGCGTGCATGTCTACTGGCCTTTGACTGAACCTGTCTGTGTAGACGACTGGTTACCTGTAGCATCACGCCTAAAGAACTTATGTAAGCAACATGGTTTTGGGGCTGACCCCGCTGTTACTGCTGACGCGGCGCGGGTGTTGCGCGTACCATACACGCATAACTATAAAGCCGAACCCCCTGCGGAAGTTTCTTTCTTTGGTGATCTGCAACCATCCGTGGAGTTCGATAAGTTTTCGGAATTGCTTGGGGCTGATCCGATACCAGTTCCCGCGAAGTACGTGCCGCAAGGCTCGAACGCGGTTATGAATGCGTTGGCGGGTAACAAAGAAAATTACTTTCGGGACATTCTGGTAAAGACGTCTGAAGGTAAAGGGTGCACACAACTAGCGCAGATAATTCAGAACCAAGAAGCAGTTAGCGAACCTATGTGGCGTGCAGGATTATCTATCGCCAAGTTCTGCGTGGACGGGGATAAAGCGGCGCACCGCATGTCTAAGCACCACCCCGAGTACGATCCGCATGACACACTGAAAAAGCTGGAGCTTATTAAAGGCCCCTATACCTGTGCACGTTTTGACGAATTTAACCCTGACGTGTGTATGGACTGTCCTAACTGGGGCAAGATCAAATCCCCGATTGTTTTGGGTAAGCGCGTAGCGGAATCGGCAGTAAATGCCGAAGGTCTGTACGAGGTACCAATAGAAGTAGAAGTAGAAGTAGAAGTAAAAGTAGAAGCGCCAGCACTGGCGTTACCAACTACCCCTATAAATAAATACACCATACCGAAGTACCCGCACCCATATTTTCGAGGTGTGAATGGTGGGGTTTATATAAGAACGTCAAATGCTGACGGGGACCCCGATGAGAAGTGTCTTTACCATAACGACTTATACGTAGTTAAGAGAATTAAAGACCCTGAGATAGGGGAAGCCGTGGTTATGAGGCTGCACCTACCAAGAGATGGGGTGCAGGAATTTACGTTATCCCTGAGTGCGGTTACTTCGCGGGAAGAATTTCGCAAAGTTATGTCAGCGCAAGGTGTGGCCTTAATGAAAATGGAGGAACTTATGTCATATACAACAACATGGATTAACGAATTACAGGCAAACAGCGTAGCAGAAGAAGCGCACCGCCAGTTTGGATGGACTAACGATAAATGCGAAGCGTTTATTCTGGGCAACCAGAAGATCACGGCTACGGGTATCGAGTTTAACCCACCGTCAAATCAGACCGTGGGTTTGTTCCCTGCGTTCGAGCCAAAGGGTTCTTTGCAGGGTTGGCGCGATACGGTGCACTTCTGGGATCGTTCGGGGTTTGAGCTTCAGCAGTATGTACTTGGTGTCGGTTTCGGCACTGCCCTCATGCAGTTTGCAAACGTCCATTGCGCCGCTCTACATTTGTACAATAAGGAGTCAGGGGTAGGTAAAACAACCTGTCTAGCTGCTGCTGTAGGTGTTTGGGGACAGCCAGAAGCTCTTATTATGCAGGAGCGCGATACGTTAAACACTAAGATGAACCGTGGTGAGGTTTACCACAATCTTGTTTGGCCTATTGATGAAATTACAAACATGCCGCCTAAGCAAGCGTCTGATATGTTGTACCAGTTTACTGGAGGGCAACAACGCGCACGAATGACAGCTAGCAGCAACGCCGAGCGGTTTCGTGGAAAGCCGTGGAGACTTATGGCACTCACGACAGGTAACACAAGCATCATCGAGCGTATCAGCACTACCAAGGCTATGCCGAAAGCAGAGGCGCAGAGGATACTAGAATGCCGTGTGCCGCGTATAAAGTTTACGTCTAAGGCTGAGACAGATGCGTTCGACAATGCGTTACACGCTAATTACGGGCACGCAGGGATAGTGTATGTGCAGTACATCATGCGGAACCTAGAGAGCGTGAAGCGTATATGTGAAGATGTACAGGCTCGTGTAGACAAAGCCGCAGAACTGAACGCTGAGAATCGTTTTTGGTCTGAGCAAGTCTCTAAGACTATAGCTGGGTTGATGGTGGCACAGGCCGCTGGGTTGGTAGATTTCGACATTAAGAAGGTCTATCAGTGGGCAATAAAGGAACTAATACCACAGAATAAGCGTAGTGCATTGGAGATGAACGCCACAGTGCAAGACCTACTCAACGACTTCTTTGCTGAAAACATTAGCTATATTCTACAGATCAAAAGCACCGATGACAGTCGTAAGGTACAGGGTAACGGGATAGACACACTTGTTATACCCGAGGCCGTGGCGCGGGGTAAGCTGGTCGCACGGTACGAGACAGACACAAAGTTGTTCTTCGTGAAGGTCAAACCGCTCAAAGAATGGTGCGGGGAGTTACAGATAAACTACGGCCACTTAGTAACTGAAATAATTGCGAAGTGTAACGGGCGCAGGATAAAGAAGTATCTGACTAAGGGTACACACTTAGACTTGCCATCCGCTGATTGTATTATGATGAAATTTGATGTCGGTGATGATGATGGATCAGGGGATAATTCGGACGTATGATCTGCATCCTGATGGGGTGCGGGTCATAATAGACTGGGAGTCCATGGTAATTGGGGCTTCCATATTCGTACCGTGCATCGACACCGAGTCAGCTTCGGCACAGGCTACCAAGATATTTGAGGCTAAAAACTGGGGTATACGTACTGAAATTCGTATTGAAAACGGGAATTTGGGGTTACGTATTTGGCGAATAGTGTGATAGACTACTAGCGATAGTGCATACCACCCTCATGGTTACTGTCGTTCTCCTACGGATCAGGCCCTGCTTTGCGGGGCCTTTTCTTTTCAACCTGCTAATCCCCAGAGAAGAAGTTAAACCCTTGGTCGTACTCTAAACGGCTTTCTTGGATAGCGAACTGCATCAATGGGCTGATAGTGACACCGTTGTACATCTTCTTCGACGTAGATCGGTGCGATTTCAACGACTTCTTAATAGACGCTCTATCTATCCGTGCAGCAGGATGGCGGTCATTAAATTTAGCAATCCCTTCTTGCGCTTCTTCCATACCAGCTAGGTCGCCCATACGCACAGCGATATAGTATTTCTTGAGTAAGTTACTGCGCCGCGAAATAACCGCACCTTCGACACGTTTATCGCGTTGATTGATTTCCTGCACACGGGTGTACTCACTTGGAGCGAAGCCAATGAACTGTGAAAGCAAATCACCACTTGTCATGTCATCGTATATGGGGTCACCACGGCGTGTATAGATACCCTCTTCTTGCTGGTACCGACCAATTGGTGATGACTTGTACATGTTTGCGATACCCGCTGGCATCATACTTTCGATACCCCGTTGCGTTTCACCGTTCCACAAGTCAGACACACCTCGCCCGAACCGCTTACCAACACTGAGTGCAGGGCCACCAAGATAGTAGCCAATAAACTCTTCTGTGGACGGATCGTTGTTATAGCGGTTTTCTTGGACAAGTAACCCAGTTAGACGCACACGGTTAGCGATGTCGATACCCGTAAGTTCCGTGAAGGCTCCCTTGTACCAACCTTCACCAATAGTCTTACGAACTACGTCGTCGAACTTATCATCTTCGTCATCAAACAGAATTAGGTCCGCCAGCAACTGAACCGCACCGTATAACGGAATACCGTGAATACCTGCAAAGAACATCGCTGTACCGTGCAGACCTGCGATTTGTTTAAGCGCGATCTTACGTTCTTCGGCGGTGAACTTCTTGTCTTTGGCAAACGCGTCCAATGCCACCCGTCCAGACTTCAACATGGTGTAGTACATCTGCAAGCCGTACGTCTTATACATCATAGCAACGCGCCCGATATTCTCCTGCGCGATACGAGGTGCAGTTTCAAGCACCGAGCCACCGTTAGTTTGCTGCGTTTCGTACAGTGCTTCTTCTGCCGCTAGCTCTTGTTGCTTGGTACTCGACATGTTGGGATTGTCTTTTTTAGCCTTAGCTAACGCCAAGTTATAGGACGCGATCAAAGTAACCTGACGGTTAAAGCGTTCTGCTTGGTTAAACATCATGGCTGAGATACCAGTTCCCATGTCTAATGCTCGTTGCAACTTGTTACCACGCGCTTGACGTCCACCTTCTTCAAGGCCGAGAGCATCGAGCAGGTAGGAACGGGTCAACTGCCCCCGTGCCGAAGCCACTTTAACTAGCGGGGCCATAGTCTCTAGGCGTTTTACTAGTTCAGGGTCTAGGTTCAAGTCAGTACGCACGCGGTAGTCACCGTTCTTGACGTCATAGTATGCGTCGATACCATAGGCTAACGTGATCTTATCAAGTGCTTTGCCTGTAAACGATCCTGAGTCAGAACCAATCTTAGACCCTGAAACGATGGCGCTAGCTTCTTTTATCGCGGCACCCGTAGCGGCATAGCCGTATTTAGCCCCGAGATACGGGTAAACGAACAGAGGGATTTGCGATAAGTTAACCGCTGCGGAAGCGGCGTTTGCACCAATTGTATATACGAACGCAAGTTGGTTTGTTGTACGGACGTACTTCTCAAGACCTTTAAACGCTGCGCCTTGCCGAGCGAATTTAGAACGTACCAACAGTTCTGCACGTACAGTGTCGAACGCAGGTTTGATACCTTTACCCTTACCACCATCAGCAGGAGGCTGAGCTTCACTGACCTCATCTTCAATACCACGAATGATCGCACTGTAACGCATACGTTCAATCTGACGTCCGAGGTCGTACCCCTTAGTTCTCATGGCGTATATAGCGTCCTTCATGTACCCCGGCGTACCTTTACGTTTTTGTAGTGACTTAGCAAAGGATGATTCGGGCAGTGCCTCGATAAACAGGCGCATAATCTCTGCCTGAACATCAGGGTCTACCTTGTTATCTTTCAGGGTCTTTAAGGTCTGACCTACAAACGTAGTAGCAGGTACATTCGTGTAGTCGCTGATTTCCAACGCGCCGTCTTTAGTTGAGATGGTGCTCTGATCTACATCAGCGTCT